TGTCCTGTCCTAAATCTAATCGTTCTGTTAATGCATGTATTGCTGTACCAATAGTTGCTGCTTTGCTAGCACCTGCATGGTCCATTGCTTCTTCAATGTATGCATTAATTAAATTCTTATCTTCGCCCGCAGCACTTATTGCTAATAACAAATCTGGTCGTGTTGTTAAACCAAGTGCTGTCATTCGCATTTTCCATGCAACTAATGCTGATGCATCATCTAAACTGTTTGCAATTGTAGTAGCCCGTGTATAAGCAACTGGTTTCTTACCTTTAGGTGGAACAACCATAGGTCGTCCATATCTATCTCGTTCTATTTCTGTAGCCATATTATCCTAGTCTCCTGTTAGGTATGAAGCGGGTCAAAAAGGAGACAGCAATTCTGACCCGCTTCAATTGGTTATAAAGATAGCACACAAAGGATAGAAGTGCTACTTTATAGTGTCCCGTGTTCGCTGGTAGCGGGACCACCCACCATCACAAATCACCCATTCCAGGTGGTGCGAAGATTACTCAGGAGTAACTTCCTGAACAGTTATCTCATCTACAAATAGGTCGCCATCTTCTGAATAAGATACCTCGATATTGTTTTCAACAATCTCAGTAGCCTCTTCTTGATTAGATGCTTCGATACCTGTGATAGTAAGATATACTTGTACTGTTGCAGACCAATTTCTTTTAAGTTCATCTGCGCCAATACTTCTAAGCAACTCATTGATATCTTCTACAGATAAAGTTATATCTTCATCTCCAGAACTATAGTTAGATGAGAATAATTCATATACATCACCACGAATTCTCTGAACTAACTGATACTTTTCATTGTATCTTTCTGTCATCTTGCTAAGGGCTGCTCTATTTTCTGTTGCTTCTTTAATTAATGCTGCAAGCGACTCACTTGTATGATAGTAAGTAGCCCCTTCTACTGTAACTGATAATTGTTCGGTCATTTTCTGTCTCCTATTCTTCCGAATCAATCCACGCATCAAGGTGATGCGCTTCAACAATTGCCCTAACTGGCGCATTGGTTTGCCCCCTCCATGTAACACCAGATGGTAGTTCAATTAACTTATCCCAATCTCCATCTGATGCTGAATAGATAGCCTCAACACAAGGCTCTACCATTGTTGGTGGTACTGGTGGATAATGATTACCAGTTAGATGAATGTATATTGATTGTTTAATATCAATAACATTTCCTGCTAACTCATAGGCTGTATTGCTACCCATTACTGTCTCCTATACTGATAGTAGTTCTAGTGCTCGCAACTTCAAGCCGTCATTGCGGGCACTGATTGTCGCAATGGCGGCGTCTTTACGCTGATTGCCATGGTCTGCGTACTCAATGACTGACTGCCATAATCCGAACTCTGTGTTACGGATATTCTCTTGTGTTGGAGAGTCATTGTAAATAGAGAATGCTTTATCTCTAGCAGCGAATGCTCTGCTACGCATACTCTTTTCTCCTTTGCTAAGGAGTTCAACTGGTGAGAGTTCCACCTTACTTGGAAGTGGGAATACTTTCTTGAAGTAATTGATTGCGTGCTCACGGGTAGCCTCTCGTTCCATTAGAACAGTAGATAATTGTGTATACATTTCCATAGATGTATAAGTCAATTGCATAATCTCTTTAACTTCTTGAGGATTAAGAACTGCATTAGTTGTATGGCGTAATGTATATGTCATTTGATTTTTGCCACGATAGATTTTATTAATCTGATTATGACAAAACAAACGCTCAATTACTGGGCGTATAACTACAGATGATGAACCATCATGACTGGTTTTGGCTAGGATAAATGCTGCATGTGGGTCGCCTTTGATTTCCATTTCATTAGGCAACTGCAATAGCATCCATACTTTTGCTCCGCCATCATACTCACCTGCTGCTGCATAGCGAGCCTCACCTGAATCAATGATTGCATCAAGAGATGAAAAGACTTCTCCGTTTTGGAATGGTTGGTATCGCTTACCAACTACACCAACAGTAGTCGTCTCGCCTAGTGCCGTTGTTTTTACAACTGCTAATTTATTTTTGACAGGCAAGAGTGTTGGATTCTCATTACCTGGCACTAAATAATTGGCTGATAAATCATGCAATGATACTGTCCAATCAAGACCTGCTTGACGGGCTACATCACTGGCTGATGTTGCTTCTACTGCTGTGCCACTACGCACAAATGCAGATTTGTTTTTAGTTGGAACTGCTGTTGTCACTGGTTGCCTCCTGTGTCTTGTAGATACCTGCTACTACTTTTTCATGTAGTTCTTCTGCCATCTTTTGGAAAGATGATGGTTCCCAATTTGCTGCAAATACTCGTTTAAGTAATAGAGCAAGGGAATATTGTGGGTCCATATCTAATACTTTAGAAAGGAATTCTTTTGCATCTTCCTGTTCTCCTACTTGATATAACAAACCACAATATACTGTAGCCAATGGAATAACTTTATCTTTCTTGATTGCATTACCAAGTAAAGATACATAAGCACCTACATAATCAATGTTCTTTTCTAATTGTACTCCCATTAGAAAGTCACGGATTTGTATGTTCTCGTTAGTAGCAACTGCTACTTCAGCGATGTGTTGGACTGATGGAATAACTCCATCTGCCAATTGAGTAATAGCATTACGAATGTCTTCAACAATACGGACATTAGTATCTCTATCATCTGGGTTGTATTCAACAGTTGCAATTGCTGAATCAACTTCAGTACGAAGTACATCTAGGTCTATCATTCTGTCTCCTTTTTTAGAGGGCGCACCGCCCTGGTTGGCGGCGCCCGATGTTACAAATATCTGGCTATTGAATTGTATGTTGATGTTGACACCACTTCTTCTTCTGTGAGTTTAAGAATACGAATAGCATTCTCAATCTCTTCTACCATTTCATTGTAAGCATGAGAGTTTATTGATTCAAACTTACGTTCTGGTTCTTTAGGAAAGTCTGATTCTTTTACATTCAAATCAAAATCAACATTAAGATTACCAGTCCATGCACGATAACTAGTGCGTAGATTTTGAGCATCTGAGATATTAGCAACAGCAAATTTCATAACTTGTTTTTTCCAAGTTTCCATTTGCTTCTGATACTTTGTTTCATTCTCATCTTGCTTTTCATAGTCAGCCTTTATCTGGGCTAACTTAGTTTCCAATGCTTTGATTACCTTAACTGTAGGTATCTTGACATTGATTGTTCTGTTATTTCCTCTTGCCATCTGTCTCCCTTTCTAGTTAGTACCAACCGTATGAGCGCCAATGCGCCCATGCAATTGATGGTTTGTCATAGCGGTGTTTGATATACCTCAGCCCCCGCTCAATTTGCAGCGGGGCTGGGGTTGCAGGGTCTAAGTTCAACAGTTGTGGAATACCAAATGCTGAACTTGTTTTGTTCCGTGCTTCGTGATTCCACGCTGATTCTTTACCCCATAATTTAATCAGCGCTTTGTATTCAGATGTATTCCATTCTGGATAGAAGGATTCCATATGAATTTTGGCATAGATTTTAGATAGACTTTTAGTCCATATTAGTTTTGCATATGCTGGATTCTCACATATTTTGTCGGCTGTTGCTACGACATATGCATCACTTGGAACATGCCAAAGACTAGTGAATGTTAAATACCATGCAGTTATTACTGCGAGTATTTTTTTCATAAGAACTTCTTAATCACATAGCCAATCAAGGTAAATAAACCTATGATAAATAGCCATGACTCAAGAGGCGTCATCGGGAATATCATTTACATATATCCTTCCTGTTGCTAGTAGTTCGTTGAGTACATCATTGGCTGCCCGTAGTGTGAGGATAGCCCGTTCAACTGATTCGTTGAGTTCCGCTACTTCCATAAACTCTCTGCTCATTCTTCATCACCCCACATCCTGTCTGGTTCCGTATCTACACAACTACTATCTTCATCATGTCTATTGTCACAGTTATCGCAGATAGGGTCAATACCTCTGGCTGCGTTGTCTCCATCTAGCCAGGCTGGTTCACTCATTAGTAGTTATTCTTTCATCTTTTAAAACTCTACCTCTGCGTGTATTAACACCACGATTAATTAAATATGCGTCATATAATTCTTTGTATTCTTCGTAGTATTTATTGGCAAGAAATGACTGTGCATAACTTGCTGCTTTAGCCCGTATTTTTATAGTGTCATTTCCTTTACTCATAGGTATCTCTCCATATCTGGGGTGTAATCAGGGGTGTATGTATAGCCAACCTTTGACCATGCACATGGTGTGCAGTAAAAGGATGGTCCTTCATCTAATTCTCTAACCATTATTGTTGCGTCACATTTGCAACATGTTCTTTCTTTATACACTTTAGCCTCCCGTTGTCTATCGTATGCTTCGTCTGGGTCGTAATAGTAATCAGTGTCGGACAACATTTTTCTCACGCTCAACTCTTAATAGTCTACGCAGATTTATATTATCCCGTTGCAGCGCCATGTTCTGGCGCCAAAATAGAATCATTACTGTGATGCTGCTAGCCATAGCAATTGTGATTGCTACTAAATCTAGTGCTGTTATTACCATGATTTCTCCTCTACTGGTAGTGACCAGGTATCACTCCAACCATTCTCTTTAATCTTTAAAGTTATTCTATTGTCGGGGAATACTTCAACGCAATAGTATTTTTCCCCGTCTTGGAAGATTGCTATAGTTCCAGTTTTATATTTCATTCTTCCTCCTTATCTGGATTGAATAGTTTATCCCAACAGTCTCCACATATACCAGTCATGAATCTTTCACGCACTGGTATATCAATGTCATGCAATACATCTTGGATAGAAAAATTATTATTGTATTGCCATAACTGTTCGCCTGTTATCTCTAATGTAACAGTTGTGTTACAATGTGGACACGGCAATGATGTTACTGAATATAGTCGTTCTTTGATTTTGGTTACATCTAACAGTGTAAACATTTTGTCTCCTTTGATTTACTAGTGGACTTGTATAGTTCCGTTGTAGTTACAGCGGCGCCGAAAAAAAAGAGAGGTGAGTGGAGAGCCGAAGCCCCCCACCCACCTGATTTGTTAAGCGATTGATTGAACCTCAATCTGTGTGTAAGGTGCATAACGCTCTGCGTTATCTACACCTGGACGGCGGTCAAAGCGAGTCACAATTCGTCCTGAAATCTTGACGGTATCTGTTGCACCGTTCTCATCTTTCTGAAGTTCTTGTGCTTTCTTTGCAACCTCATCATCTAGGAATACCAATGGCATTGTTGCGATACAACCTACCTTGCCCCACTCATTAATGATTCCTGTTTGCACTAAGTTGCCTGTCAAAACTTTACGCTCTGACTTGCCACGAAGTTGGATATTCTTGATGTTACCTGTGATTGTTACTGCGTTCATTTCTGTCTCCTTTAGTTGTTGTGGGCGGGTTGCCCCCAAGGCACAGGGTGCTGGGGGCAATCCCGTTGTTAGTTAGTTGGATACTGTCTCACAATTTGGACATGCCACTTGAACATGAACCTGATAGTGGCATTGAGTGCAGATGGTGTAGCGAGGGGGAATCTCTACATCGAGGTCGAAGATACGGTCAGAGAGGAGAGTCATAGGTTCTAAGAACTCCTCTCGTATGGTTCCGTCATCTTGGATGGTGAACGCTCCTACCCAATCGTGGGCAGAAGGCTCAACGGATTGGGTAGATAGTATGCGAGGATACTGAAGGTTACCCTCGTCTACAATCTGCCAAGCGTTGTTTGTATCACGGGCGTCCCGTGATTCTTGGCAGTCGAAGCAGACATCATCAATCAGTATGCAGTTGTAGCACTGGTTGGTGATGTTGATTCCGTTTGGCACGAACTCATCTTTTTTCATTTTGTATCCTTTGTTTGTAGTGAGTGCCCACTGTCTGCGGGCTGATTTTGGCTTGGCTCCCGCGGCGGGAGTGGCGGCATGAAATGCGGACACTCCGCACAGCGTGGGAACTTTTTTCCACTTGTCAAGCACAAGGCAAATTTAAGTCTTGATGTAATTTTTGCCTGCAAAAATTCAGCAAGAGTTATACAGCCAGTAGCACGGCTGCGTGAAACGCTGACGGGCTGAGCGCTGGGCTTTGCCCTGCTTGATAATGGAAAACAAGGGAGTAACCTTGTTAAGCCCGCAGCAGAAAAAACTAAATGCTGATGGCTCAACAGCATGGGCGTGGCTGCATGCAATGCTGACACGGCATGCCTGAGACAGCCTGCATGACTCACTGCCAAGGCTGAAACTATTTTTTATACAGAACAAAATAGTTAGCCTGTACTGGGGCGCTGTCTGGTAGCGCCGTGAAGACTGTAGCCCGTAGCGCTCCAGTCTGTACAGTACAGAGCGGCAGCATTAAACAGTTCTGTGGGTCGTTCATCGACCCTAGACTGTTTAATATGCTTCTAATAGCGTAGTAGTATCACTATCCAATATTTTCTGGTACAACAGTGCACCCGTTACAGTAGTACTATATGTCCTAATTTATACCCATTTTTGGGCTGCTTGGGCAAAGGCTAAAAAATATTTTACCTTTGCACCGTTCGGAATAGCCTGTTGAACGGATTAATACTATATAGGGGCAGGTTTCTGCCCAGTTAACTAAAAAGCCCGAAGGGCTTTGTTACAGACTGTATCTACTGTCTGTTACAAACTGTGTAATTAACAATTACAGTATAGAGGATGGGACAGTTCTGTGACTTTTCAGAAAGGGGTTAATAACCCCAGAACTGAGGCTATGGCTGAAGCCAAGGCTAAAGTTTTAGCCCTTGTGGCTGAAGGACATAGTCCTCATAAGGCTATGGAACTCTGTGGCAAAAAACCAGATACGGTCAGAATCTGGATGCTTAGGGATAAAAAATTTGCCGCTGACTTGGCTGAGGCTAAAGAGGACGCCAAGAACAAATCTGTGAAAGCGCTGGGAATAGCAAAGGATGAAATCTCTTTTCCCCAGTTTTCCGAAATTTTTTTGGACCAAAAGGTTTTTCCACATCACCAAGATTGGATTGACCTACTAGAGGGTAGAGAGCCTTCATGGCTGCACCCCTCAATGAAGTATGAGCAAGGGCAACAATCTCGACTACTAATCAACGTGCCCCCTGAGCATGCTAAGAGCACGGTCATTACCGTCAACTACTCAACTTATCGTATCGCTCTCAATCCTAACGTCCGCATTATCGTGGTAAGTAAGACGTTACTCAAAGCACGAGAATTCGTGTACGCAATCAAGCAACGGTTATCCCACCCTCGCTGGCTTAAGTTGCAAACAACTTATGGACCAGAAGGTGGCTGGAAAGATGACTCTGATACTTGGCGAGTTGACACCGTCTACCTTGGGAGTGATGCGAGAAACTCAAGCGAAAAGGACCCTACCCTTCAGGCACTAGGTATGGGTGGACAGATTTACGGTGCCCGTGCTGACCTCATCATTCTTGATGACTGCATTACCACCGCTAACGCCCATGAGTACGAAAAGCAAATTGACTGGCTACAAAAAGAAGTTATTACCCGTCTAGGTAAGAACGGTAAACTTCTTATCGTTGGCACACGAATTGCTGCCACAGATTTTTATAGAGAGTTAAGAGAACCCAAGTATTGGTCTGGGGGTAAGTGCCCTTTTACCTACATGGGTATGCCAGCAGTTTTAGAGTATGACGAAGACCCCGCTAAGTGGGTAACACTTTGGGCTAAGTCTGATGCGCCATGGGATGGCGATGAGGATGTACCTGATGAAGATGGTTTATATCCAAAGTGGGATGGCAAAACTTTACAACGGCGCAGAGGCGAAGTAACTCCATCAACTTGGGCTTTGGTATATCAGCAGGAGGATGTCGAAGAAGATTCCATCTTCCCGCCCGCCTTGATTCAAGCATGTATCAAGGGTACTAGGAGACGTGGTCCCTTGAAGCAAGGGGCGGTGGGACATCCGACTGCGGTTGAAGGTTACACAATAATTGGCTTTGACCCTGCTATGGCAGGTAATGCTGCTTTTGTAGTTATAACTTTTAACAGAGCAGATGGCAAAATTTATGTACTTGATTGCATAAACATGAGCGAACCGAATCCTCAAAAAATTCGTAATACTATCGAAGAACTTGTAGGTAGATATAAGCCACAAGAATTTCGTGTTGAAATCAACGCTCACCAAAAGGCTTACTCACTAGATGAGGACTTACGCCAGTGGCTCGCAACCTACGGCGTAAGGCTTGAAGCCCATCATACAAACAAAAATAAGTGGGACACAAATTTCGGTGTGGCATCTATGTCGATGTTATTTGGCACCATGCGAGATGGAAAGTTCCAAGGCAACAATACAATTGAACTTCCGTCAACATCTGATTCAGAGGGGCTTAAGTCTTTAGTTCAACAACTAATAACTTGGAAAGCAAACACACGAGGTAAGACTGACTGTGTTATGGCTTTATGGTTTGCGGTTCTTCGTGCTAGAGAGTTTATGCAGCAAACAAGTAACTTAACTAGGTTTGCTAATAATCGCTGGGTAACCAGAGCACAAAGAGAACAAAGATATGTGGTTAATTTAGACGAAGCCTTCCAAGAACAGTGGGCTGAAACTTACGGATAGGAAAAACAATGGCTGGTAAAAATATAAATGACAGATATGTAAATCCACTTTACAGTCGCAATAGTGGTAATCCACCAATAGACCCAGGATTTAGCAGAGGTTCTGTTCCAAAGCCAAAGCCAACACCAACTGAAATGCCTAAGAGAACTTGGGGTGCTGGTGACCCTAACTATATTAAAGACATGATTGCAAAAGGAAAAGCCAAAAAGGCTAATAAGGTTATACCTTAAAAATTTTTAATAACCGTTAGGATAAAAATGGCTCTAAGTATTGACCAGATTGCAGCACGTATTGATTCTTTACGTATGCGTGCAGCAGACCGTGACCGTAGACACCAAGACGTTCTTGCTGTCCGCAAAGGACAAATCTCTCAAGTTTATCCTGAGTTTTTTCCAGAGGGTGTAGATGCAAATGTTGTTGCAAACTTTATTGACATTGTCGCCAAAGACTTGTCAGAAGTCATGGCACCACTGCCAGCCGTTAACTGTTCTGCAGCGAATCAAGTCAGTGACCGTGCTCGCCAGTTCGCTGATAAAAGAACTCGTATTGCTTCTAACTATTTTATACATTCTGATTTCCAAGTACAGATGTACACAGGCGCAGACTGGTACATCACATTCGGTTTCGTCCCATTCATAATTGAATTAGACGAAGAAGCGGGCTTACCTCGCATACGCATAGAAAGTCCAATCGGGGCTTACCCAGAGTTTGACCGCTATGGGCGTTGTATTGCCTTCGCTAAACGCTATACCCTTCCACTTGCAGAACTGGTTGCACAGTTCCCAGAGTTTGAAGGACAACTTCTTGGCGAAAGAGGATACAAGCAAGACTTGCATGCTCAAGTTGAGATTGTTCGTTATTACGATAAAGACCAATCTTTAATTTATATGCCAGAACGTCACAACCTAGTTCTATCATCTGCGCCTAATCCAATTGGCAAGATGATGGTTGTTGTAGCAAAACGTCCATCAGTAGATGGCGAGATGCGTGGACAATTTGATGATGTATTAGGTATTCAACTGCTTCGTAATAGGTTCGCATTACTTGCGATGGAAGCAGCAGAGAAATCTGTACAAGCACCAATCGTTGTTCCAAGCGATGTGCAGGAACTACAACTTGGTGGAGATGCGATTATCCGCACCAACTCTCCAGCAGGTGTGCGCCGTGTGGACCTCAATATTCCACCTGGAGCATTCACTGAACAATCAATACTACAGGCAGAACTTCGTACTGGTACACGTTATCCAGAGGGACGTACTGGAAACATTGATGCATCAATCATCACGGGACAAGGCGTTCAAGCGCTTATGGGTGGTTTTGATACACAGGTTAAATCTGCTCAAGCAATCTTTGCTTCTTCTCTAAAGGAAGTTCTTTCTCTCTGCTTCATGATTGATGAGATGTTCTTTAACTACGAGAAGACAATTCGTGGCGTAGATGCAGGCTCACCGTTTAGCCTTGAGTATTTACCATCAAAGGATATTAAAAAGGATTACTCAGCCGATGTTCGTTATGGAATGTTGGCAGGACTTAACCCAGCACAAGGACTCATCTTTATGTTGCAAGCCCTTGGCGGTAAGTTAATTAGCCGTGATATGGCAATGCGTGAACTTCCATTTGGAATTAACGTAACTATGGAACAAGAAAAAATTGAAGTAGAAGAAATGCGTAACACTTTAGTTGGCGCACTACAGGCAACTGCTCAAGCAATTCCTCAGATGATTACACAGGGACAAGACCCAACTGGTTTGGTTAAACAAATTGCAGATGTAATCAAGGCACGTCAAAAGGGTGTAAGTATTGAAGACGCTATCAACGAGGTCTTCACTCCAGAACAACCTCCTGCTGGTGCACCTCAGGTTGAGCAAATGTCCCCTGCTCCCGCCGCACCAGTGGGAGGCGCTCTTCCACCTCAAGGTGGCGCAGGCAGACCAGACATTCAAACACTATTAGCATCTTTAACATCAGGTGGTAAGGCAAGCGCAAGCGCAAGAACATCCGTACGTAGATAAGCAAGGAGGGGACGATGACAACACTTGCTGCTATACAGGGTGATGGCTGGGCTGTTATTGGATGTGACTCTCGTTCATCTGACGATAGTGGTCGTCCAATGAATCTTGCAACACATAAGATTATTGAAAACAATGGAATCTTAATTGCAGGCTCTGGTTCTAGCCGTGGTTCTAATATTTTACAGTTTGGTTGGAAAGCACCAAAGCCAACAGTAAATGAGAACTTAGATAAGTTCATGACACAAAAGTTTATTCCACAAATGCGTCAAGCATTTATTGACGCTGGTTACGATATGAAAGAAGACGGGGATGCTGCGGAACACGATTCATCATTCATTATTGTTGTTCGTGGAGTTATTTACCCTGTCTTTGAAGATTATTCTTGGGACCGTGATATTAACGGTATTTATTTTTCTGGGAGCGGTGGTGACATTGCCCTTGGCGTTATGGAGAGTTATTGCCACGGAGGTCTACCTTTCTCACCAGAAGATGCGGAAGTTGCTGTAACAACAGCAATTGAGATTGCAGCAAAGTGGGACATACATACTGCGCTGCCAGTTATTGTTAGGACGCAGTACGCATGAGTAATAAATTCCAAGAAAAAGTTGAAGACGCACTACGTTTCTTAGTTGAACAAGAAACCAATGAAGAATTTGTTTGCATCAACTGGGTATTAATATCCGAGTGGGCAGATTATGGGGGAACACGATATTTACATACAGAGGTAAGCGAGGCTATGACGCCTTGGAACGCATATGGAATGATTCAATGCGCTCAAGAATACGACAATGAAACATTTTCTAAAGAAGAAACAGAAGAGGATGAGGATTAAATGGCAGGCAAAGGTGGATACCAACAACCTAATAACCCAGCACCAGTATCTGGTCCTGGAAGTCTTAGTCAGCGCACTGACGGGTCACCAACTCAAGCAGCAACCTACATCCCAGGATTACCTTATGGACAAGGACAGCAAACTTACGACAACCAAGTAAAAGAACCTATGCAAGGAAATCCATTTCCTTCAATGGGTGGCGTAAATGTTGTCCCACTAGATGCACCAACTATGTTTCCAGAAGAGCCAGGAACTGCTGGTATTGACGCTGGACCAGGAGTTGGTTCAGAAGCAATGATGGATTTGCCACGTTATAAATCAAATCCTAGAGATACTATTGCAAAAGTAGCAATGTTTGATGATACAGGCGAAGTAGAACTTATTCTTTCAAAGTTTATTTAGGAGCGCATAGTGAGAGTTTTAAAACCCATTGTCGCTGAAGCGTCACCTACACTTTATCAAGCAGCAACTAGAGCAAATCTAACTGCTAGAGAACAGACTCAAGTTGAACAAATGTCTTGGGCTGTCAAAAAGAATAAAGAACTTACTCAGATGTCATCTAATGATGCACGTAAAGAGTTTGAAGCCCTTGACCCTAATGCTCAAGAAGGTTTGAAATCATTCTTTGGCGATGCTGAGTATATGCAACAGCCACCAGATTTTGGTGACCGTGCTTTGGGTGCTTTAAAATTTACTGGCAAACTACTTGCAAGCCCACTTATTGGATTGTTTAAAGTTGCTGGCGCATATAACCGTGTTATTAATCAACCATATAAGGTTGCTCGTCAGGTTGCACAAGGCGAAAGCATTTTTGATTGGAAAGTTTGGGATGATGCTTGGGACGGCAGAGACCTATATGACAACCAAGCAATTGCTGAGGCTGAAAATACATTTGGTAAAGCAAAGATTTATGTAGCAAAAGGATTACTTGAAGGCAAGAAGCCTGGAGAAATTCTTGAAGCATATGGAGATTTAACTCCAGAAATTACTGCTGCTGTTGAAGAAGCATTTAATAATCCAGATGCATTTAAGCAAGTAATGGATGCTGCTAAGTATGCACAGTTTAGCCCTGGTCGTGATATTGCTAGAATCTTTGATAGAAAACCACCTAAGAATGGTGGTCTTGTTGGCGATTATATTGACGGCACTACTAAAAATGTTTCAGGTGTAATTGATTTTATTTATCAACTTGCTATAGACCCACTTACTTGGATTACTGGTGGAACCAGCAAGGCTGTAACTCGTGGAACACAGTTAGCAGAACTTGTAACTAAGGCTGGCGATGATGTGGCTGCTGGTGTTGCTCAAGTATTTAAAGATAAAGGTGTTATCAAACTTTGGGATGAGCAGTTTGGTCCAGAGATTGAGCGTCTTGCTTCTACAAAGACAGAAGCAGAGAGAGCAATTGTTCGCCGTGAAATTGGAAGACGTTTCCCTGGCTACAACAATGATGAGGCACTAGATTTCTTTGCTAAGAAAAAAATGTTTAATGCTGAAAAGGCAGAAGATGTTTTTTCTGAAGCGTCTAACGTGCATCTATTACTTTCTGGTCGCTTAGATGGTATGACATATCGCCGTAATGGCGTAGTTACTGCTCGTGCAGACCGCCGTCTTACTCGTGGTCTTGAATCTTTCCTAGAAGCAACCTTTGATAAAGCCTTTGTTAAGGCTGATAACTTCTTTAACGTAAAGCGTGGTGCAGAAGAACTACAGGTAAAAGGTTCTGATGCATGGGACATTCTTTCAACTGCAGGACGTAAGTCTGATGAGGCTGTAAACCCACAGATTGTAGAATTTGCAAAACAAGAAAAAGATATTAAGGGACTTAAGAATAAAGTAGATGCATTTGGTAAGTGGGCAGGCAAGATGGCAGCCCGCAACCCAGCAGGACAAGCAGTATTAACTGGCGATGATGCAATTAAGACAATTGATACAGTTCGCAACTATGCTCGCTTAGTTCTTGACCGTGATATGGCGGATTTTGTAGCACAAAAGTTTTTAGCATCTACTGAAGATGAGCAGATTGTGGTAATGCGTAATCTTTACGCAGCAATTATGCAGCGTGCTGGTATTACTGATGAAGCAATCATGAAGGAATACCTAAAGAAGACTCACAATGGACGTGCTGGCTTTACAACTACAGTTAGAACTGAAGTTGATGACCAGTTTGCTGGACTTCTTTCTAAAGATACAGTTAAGTATGAAAATGACACAGCATTACTTGAGGGTTCTGGAGCAATTCAACCATCACAGATTGCAAGAGGTGTAGGTCCACTTCCTTTGGAAGAGATTGCACTCAAAGCAAATGAGATAAAGTCAAAGCAAAGTCTTATTAAGGCTGCACAAGGTGCAACTAAGTCTAAGTTTGCTAAAGACTTTACGGATTTCTGGTCTGTGTTCACACTTTTCCCACGTTTAGGTATTCGTTCTGCTATTGACGAAGGCTTTATGTATGCACTTACCGCACCTGGTAGGGATTTATTAAACTTTGCTAAGGGTCAAGGACGTAAAACTGGTCGTGCTAGTGCTGCTTATACTGGTAGTAGTGCAGCAGAAGGTCCAATTAGTAGCACATTACGCAAGTTATTTGGTAAAGGTCCATCATCTGAGTACCTTGGCATAGATGAACGTAATAAAATTATTGAACAACTTGCAGAACAGGCTGGAGTTTCACCTGCTGAGGTTCAACATCTAGTAATTAATCAGGCTATTGCAGACCGTGTAAAGATTTTCTTGCCAGAAAAACTAGGTCCAGAGGCTATGCAGCACTGGAATGAAGCAATGATTTTCAATCCAGATATCCTGAACACAATGGCTAGTTCAGTTGCTGCTAGAAGTTCTTTGGGTTCATCCTTTGATGAAGTTATTAGAAACAATCAGATTAACCTTAGCGAACTATCTAATGCTTTAAATGCGGTTGGTCGCAAGATGGCACGCAAAAAATATGAAGGTAAGAATCTTTCTGAAAAAGAAATTGATGAACTTGTCAAGAATGAGGGACTGAAGTCTGGTACTAAATACGAAGAGTATGCAGTAGAGAAACTTCGTGATGCTAACCCAGAGTATGTAACCCTTGCTCACTATGACAACTGGTATATCCGCTTTGCTACACCTCGCCAACATGGTAGAGGACTAAAGGTTGCAGATGATTTCAGAGTAGCACCTGCTATTGCATTCTTTAATCATGGTGCTTTAAAGACACCTGAGAACTTCTCCAAGGCTATGGACGATATGTATACCTACCTTGGTATGAAGAAGGTAGATGATGTTTGGCAAGTAACCGAGCAGAACATAGATGCTGTTAAGAAGTTTAATAGTTTCTTTGGTGATTCAGTATTTATGCGCCAAGAAGGTAAGTCAGATTTTGATATTGCTCGTGTCCATTTAGAGCGCATGCTCATGGATATGCGAGATAACTTCCATGGTGGACCTAAGAGTTACAACCAAGGTCTATATGATGCAATCAAATCTAACTACAATGCCCTAGTTGCTAAAGAAAAAGCGCAACAAGCAGAGGGTATGCGTAAGTGGAAGATTGGCAGCAAGTGGCAAAAGGCTGCACAGATGATTGACTTTAAGCAGTTTGATGAACTGACAAAGGGATATCAACCATCAGGTTTAATTCAAACCCGTATTGAATTCCCAGACTTAACTACATTTGATAGCGCATTTAAGCGTCTTGGTAATACCATGATGGAGTCAATGGATAAGCAAGTCAATGGTTTGCTACGTCAACCAGCAGTTATGACTACCTATCTAAGACTACGTAAAGAGTATTCAGGCATTCAAGCAGCCTATGCTCGTGAGTTAAAAGCCAAAATGATTGCAGAAAACCCAACCAAATGGAAGGGTGATAAAGCAATGGCTCGTCTTAACAACCGTGTTGAAGAGCAGGCAGCCAAGCACTTTACTGAAATTGCCCTTAATGATGCAGCAGATACTGTATTAAAGTTTGCAGATAACCCATCTATTCGCTCTAACTTTGCAGTAGAGGTAAGAACAGTTGGTCGTTTCTATCGTGCAACTGAGGACTTCTGGCGCCGTTTATACCGCCTAAAGGATGTATCTCCTACAGTTCTATACCGCATGCGTCTTGCTCACCTTGGATTATCTTCAAGTGGTATGTTCCACGAAGACCAGAATGGTGAGCCATACATTATGATGCCTATGGATAACATCATCTTCAAGGCTACTGATACAAGCATCAAGGCTCTAACTGGCGAAAGCCAATACAAGCAGCCAATGTTTAATGACTTTACATTTAAGTTAAGCAACGTAAACCCATCATTCTCACCTGATTCTGGTTTGCCTTTACTTAGCGGTCCTATTGCAGCACTTGGCGTAATTGGTATGAAGAACCTAGTAAGTAAGGTTCCTATCCCTGGCGCAGAGAAAGCAGCACAAGACTTTGATAACTTTGCATTAGGAAACTTAGGTGACAACGTAGACGTTGTTCGTGCTTTGGTTCCTGGTTCATTGTTAAAACTATGGAACATTCTTCCTATCAATGAGAAGACTAGACAAGAAGTAACTGCTGCACAACAGGCTGTTGCCTACAATGCAGCCCATGGATTAAGTCTTCAACCTACTGCTAGCGACAAAGAAAAGTATGAATATCTAAATGCTATTCGTACATCTGCACATAACGTAATTGCATTGCGTTCTATCCTTGGTCTTATATCTCCAGTAACAGCATCTGTTCAGGAAAGCAAAGATGTTCCAGACTATCTACTTGATGTAGGCATCACTGGATTGCGTAATGAGTTCTGGGATATCTATGAGGCTGTTAATAAGAAATACGGCAGCGATGTTCAAGACCCATATGAACTATCTTTAAGTATCTTTACTGGTCAGTATCCAGGAAAGATTGTTTATACAGTAGCCCGTGATGAGAAGCAGACTAAGGTTCTTATCTCAAAGACTACCCAAATGCGTAACTGGGCTATTGAGAACAAGAAGTTAATTGGCGCTTATGGCGAGGCAGCATATATCTTTGGTCCACATACTGGAGACTTTAATGCTGGTATCTACAACTGGTTACAAGCAGCAGACCTTCTAAAGGATAAAGACTTAGAAACATACTTCAGAGATGTTCAGGTTGCTGAAGATAAGCAGGCTTATTACGACATAGCATCATGGGAGAAAGATTCCCTTTCTAAGCAGACTTATATCTCAGAACGTAAGAGGATTATTGAGACTGCAACAGCGGCTCGTAAGGGTTTGTTAGCATCTAATCCACTGTTACTTGGCGCTATTACTGGTGGCGGTAATGAGATTGCTACAGAAGAATCAATGCTTAGTAGTCTAAAGCAGTTGGTATCAGACCCAACAACTAACATTGAAGATGGTGTCAGACTTAAGATGAAGACAGCGGTTCAGGCTATGGAAGACTTTATGAGTTTTGCTAAAAGCGACCAAGTCCGTAGTCTTTATAACGCATCATCACTTAAGCGAGATTATCGTGCTCGTGTCGAGGGCATTATCAATCAATTGGCGTCAGAAGACCCAGCAGTTAAAGAAGCAGCAAGAGCAATCTTTAATTCAATATTAAAGTATTACTCACGAGATACTTACAGAGCGGCGGTATAAGGTGGCAAGTACCAAAGATTTAAAAAATAAAGTTACTAGTCTAACTGCACTCCTTGCAAAAATAGGACGTGACCGTTATGAACAAATTGCTATTATGCGGTCCTCTGAGCCTGGGCAAGGTGCATATATTGCTGCAAAAAATAAATTTGATTCTATTGATAAAGAATTTCAAAAAGTAACTGCTCAATTAAATTCTGCTAAATTAGAATTATCTTCGGCTCAAGACGCAAGCAAATCATCTGCTGAAGCAAAAGATAGAGAATCCAAGGCTCGTGCTAAAGAAAGCGAAGCACAACTTGCAGAAGATACAGGCAATCCAGCACTTGCTGCTACCCTTCGTTCCGAGGCTGCTGAGATTAGAAATCCAAAGCCTAAGCCTAATGTTGACCCTAATACTGGTAAGACAGTTCTTACTGATGAACAGGCAGTAGCAAATCTATTAGCAAGCGCTAAGATTAGTGAAGCACCTGGTGGTCCAGTAATGCAATGGACATCACCTAATACTCTCAACCCAAAGGGTGACCCAGTTGTTAACCAAGGTTATATCTATGTAGAACCTGCTACAAAAAGAGATGAAAGAGTTCCTGCTGTAATTGCTAAACCAGCAGAGGATAAGGGTATAGCCCTTGAAACATCAGATGTAGCCCGTGATAAGTACGAGGCTCAGTTAGTAAAACTGTATGGAAGCAAGCAAGCCTTAATTAATAAACTGTATCAATCTGGATATCTAACAAGCAATAAGATTCCAGCAAGTCAGGCAGATAAATTAATTACTGGCGCTCTTGATAGAGCAGCATCTGACTTTACAATTAAGCAACTTAAGAACTATCAGTTCTATGGTGTCAAAGAATTTGAGACTATGGATGAGTTCCTTACTGCTACCCGTGGTGCTGGAAATACTACCAAAACATATACAGATGCTGTTGTTATGGGTAGAACTGAGGCAGATAAAAACATTATTGCTATCTACAAGAAGTTAATGGGTCGTGAGCCAGATGAAAAAGAATTGGCTGAACTACGTCCATTGCTTCAAAAGGAGCAGGGCAAAAATCCAAATGTCATTAGTTCTACTAGAGACATTGAAGGCGACTTAAAGAGTCGTACAACTAAAACTGGTCTTGATACAGAACAGTATTTAATTGAACAAATTGCTGAAAAGGATGAGGCTAAGGCTAACCAAATCCTTAGTTACTACGATATATTCAAGAGAACGATAGGTGTTAATTAATGGCTGAAAAGAAATTAACCTTTGAGGAAATCTTAGCCAAAGCCAAAGAACTGTATGGCTATATTGACACTATCTTTATCAGTGACCCAGAGTTAAAGCAGTTCCTAACTGATGCCGTAAATAAGAAAAAGACAGCAGACCAGTTTGCTAAGGAACTTACTAGTACACAGTGGTATATCAAAAATGGTCAAACCATTCAGGCTCGTGGTTTCTCTAAGCGTCAATATGAAGCACTAGTTAAAGATATTAGTCCTACTGACCCAGACTATGCCAAGAAAGTTAAAGAGGCTACTCAGAATACTGACTATGCCCGTGGACTTGATACGGCTAAAGCAAGTCTTCAGATACAACTTACACAAAAGGGCATTGCTTTTACTGATGCCGAACTAGATACTTGGGCTAAAGAGTTATACGACTCAGCCAATGAAAAGAATACAGCCTACATTGCTCGTTTCTTAAATACAAAGATTAAGTTTAATCCTCTAAAGCCAACAGGTAACATTGCTGAAAATATTGAGGATATTAAATCTTACGCAGTTAAGCAAGGGTTTGAATTAGAAAAAGATTTTACCCAAGGCGATATCAATGGCTGGATGAAGCGTTTAGATATGGGCGACAGTCTTGCTGCCATCAAAAAAGAAATTGAAACAAAGGCAATGATTGGTCAGCCTGAATCTGTTAGAAACTTGATGCGTCAAGGGCTGACAGTATCTGACGTTTATCAACCATATGTAACTCGTATTGGTACCAAACTACAAAAGGCTAATATGACAATGAAGGACCCTTGGTTCCAGAAGAATATGTTCAATGATAAAGGGGAATTGAAGACACTTTGGGAAATGGATATGGCTGCTATGCAGCACCCAGATTGGCAATACACAGATGAAGCCCACGAGAAAGTCGGTAATTTTGCACTATCAATTTTACGTGACTTTGGATTGCAGGGATAACAATGGCTGCTCCTAAACCAGGTACCACAGTAGTTAAAAAGGGCGATACATTATCAGCCATTGCTGCTGCTAATAAAACTA